ATATAGAACGCTCGACTTTACGCGCCGGCGAAAGCGAGCTGAGTCAGATCGCGCGCAGACGCACTACAAAGAGCGCATCGCGTACTACAAGCGCGCAATCCACCTGGCTCAACGCATGGGCCATGAACAGCACCAGGCGCTTGCACGCAGAATTATCGCCGATCTGGACCGAGACCCAGAATTTAGAATGCTGCCCTACGTGTCGCCGCTTGAGGTTGCTCCAGGGCGACCAAAGACGTGCGGCAAATTGAGTGAAAAACCAAGGAGACGCCCTGGCAAGCCACGGGTCGTGCCACTAGGGCCGGCCGATTTCAAAGCATGTGAAGGATGCCAAGGCGTTGGGTTTTTGAGGAAGACAGGAAGTCGACAATGACCGAAGAGATCAGCGGGCCTGGCACAGGGCATAAATCTAACAAAAAGCGTCAGGACAGGGTCATGGAGATCCGTAGCGCCTCTCCTGACAAGCCGAGCAACATCCGCCTGTCTGGGCTGAGGCAGTCCAAGAATGAAAAGCAAGTCACGCCGTCGGTGTACCAGCGTGGCTACGAGCTCTGGCGGGCTGGGCTGTCGGCCGCTGAAATCCGCAATCGGCTCTACATCTCGAAGCCGACGTGGGAGTGGCTGCTCAAGGTTGGGTGCAGCACAGCGCCAGCCTACGAGGATCTGCTGATTGATGAAGTCGCTGCCATCCGCAACTCTGCCAGTCAGATCGCTGTCGAGCTCTCGGTCAGCTCGGTCAAGGTGCTACGCGACCGCATGGGCAATGCGGCAAAGGCCAACTTATTGATCAACACGGTGCTTGATCGAATGATGTCTGGCCACATCGACGAAATGGACACCAAAGTCCTCAAGGCGCTGCTTCCCGTCGCCAATGCAACATCAGTTGCAGATGCTTTCTCGCGCATCTACGGGGCAAGTGTGGCAGCCAGGGCACTGTATCCGACGATGGATCACTCCAAGTCGGTGTACGTTTCTCCGCTCGATGCCATTCAGGGTGGCGAGGGTGATTCAATCACGATCATGCCGGCTGAGCAGCGCGACCAGGTGATGGCGGACATGAGCAGCTGGACGCCCGAGCAGATTGAGCGCTTTGCCACAACTGGCGAAGAGCCAAGCCCGAGCGAGGAACGTGGGTAGTGAGCAGACGCGATCCTCGGGAGCTGGCCTTGCAACGCCAGTTCGCCCGAATTCAACTCGCTCGCGATGACGTCAATGCTTATATTGAATACACCGAGCAGGTCCCCCCGCGACATGCTGACGATGCCAAAGGCGCGAGGTGGGCGAAGCAGGACCCAATCCACTGCGAGTGGCAGGCGCACTGGGACGCGCATCGTCGGACGATCACCTATGCCCCAGTCGGGACGGGCAAGTCGACTCAGGTCCGCAAGCGGATCGAGCACGAGTTTGGCAACAACCATGATCTACTGGTAAGTTACATCAGCTCGTCTGAGTTGCTTCCAAAAAAGCAACTTGCTGCCATGCAGGCAACGATCGAGACGAACGCGCGTGTGAAACACGTTTTTCCGACGCTGAGAAAGTCGAAGCTGCGCGAAGACGGTCGAGAGATTTGGTCGTCGAAGGCCATGCTGCTGCATCGCAGCATGAAAAACGTCCCCGACCCGTCGATGCAAATTTTCGGGGCGTACGGCAAAATTCTCGGCAGTCGGTCAGACCTGATTGTGCTCGATGATTTTCTGAACTATGCGAACACGTTGACGTCAACGAGCCGCGACAAACTGTACGAGTGGCTGTCCGAAGTCTTGTCTCGACTCAAGCCTGGGGCACGTGTGATGTGTGTGGGTCACACTTGGAACGAGGATGACCCGCTCAACAGGCTTGCCCGCAAGCCACAGTGGCAGGTCAACCGATATGAATGCTTCGTGGTCGACCGCGAGCAGATCGCCAAAAACGCAGAGGAGAAAGATGAGGATCCAGACCTTGATCTCGACCCATATGAGCTGACAGCGAACGAGATCAGAGAGCGTGCGGCGGCCAATGAGATCCGGGCGCTTGCCCCCAGTATCATGGGCGTCGAGGACATCATCGAGAAGACCACTGATCTTCCCGGCGTGTTCCAGCTCCTAATGCTCTACAACCGTTTGATCAGCGATTTGGCATCGCGGTTCAAGGACGAGTGGTTCGAGCTCTGCCTGCGCCAGGGTCGTGGCCTGTGCACTCGGGAAAACCCGGATGGGTTTTGCATAGGCTGGTCCGATGGGATGACCTACACCGGGGTCGACTTGGGTCATCGGCGAGAGCTCGGGAGTGACCAGACCGTGCTTTTCACCATCGCTGTGTTGCCCGATGGCACGCGCCGGGTGATCGATATCCGGGCTGGACTGTGGAAGGCTCCCGAGATCTTGCAACAGATCCAGGAAGTGCACGCCCGCTTCGGATCAGTGATCGCGGTCGAAAACAACGCGGCGCAGCAATATCTGCTCGATTTCGCTGCGGACGTCGACTCGCTGCCGATCACAGCCCACACCACGACAGCTCGCAACAAACACAGCTTCAGCCATGGCATCGAATCGATCGGCATGGAACTCAGCCAGGGGAAATGGATGCTCCCGGCAGATGAGAACCTCGTCCCGGGGCCGATGGTCGAGAAGTTCATCAAGGGCTGCAAGAGCTACGATCCGATTCGCCACACGGCAGACATCCTCATGGCAGCGTGGATCTGCCGCGAGTGCATCCGGCTGTCGCCGTCCACGGCGACCATGGAGCCGATGCCGTTCGATCTGCTCACCCGCGCCTGACGGGTGGTAGACTTCCCCCGGGGCCACCAACCCCGCGCCCAGGAGACCACGAGATGCCAGGACTGATTGCGCCAGCAGAGTTCCGTAGAGCCGCCCAAACGATTATTCCGTCCGACATGAAGGTCTGGGGCCTGCCCGGCACAGACCGTGCGAAAGCGCTCGCGTGCCGGGAGAGTTTCTTTTTCGGGAACCAGCACACGCACAAAGCGGCGACCTGGACCGGTCAAAGCCGCGATCCTGGCGTCGGGTATCTCGCCGAGCGAATGAAGCCACAGGGCTTTGTTTCGACGAACTCGGCGACGGTGCCATTCAACCAACGCCGGCCAGACGCGCCAAACAGCCTGCATCGCCAGATCGTCACGCGGTTTTCGGACATGCTGCTTGGCGAAAATGCCCGCCCCACGCTGGGTGTGCCGGCCGACCCGACGACTGAGGCGTACATCCACGCCGTGATGGAATCGTCCGCCTCGTGGGCGACGTTGCAGCAGGCCAGGGACATCAAGGGGCGCCTCGGTTCGGCAGCGATTGTACTGACCGTCATTGACGGCCAGGTGACGACCGAGGCGCTCAACCCGGTCTATCTCCATGTCATGGAGTGGGAAAAGTCGGCGCTCTGGATTCCGCGAATCGTGGTCGAGCAGAAGCTGATCACCAAGATCGTCGAGCGCGACCCGAACGAGGCGCGCAAGCTGGCGATGGGCGCTTTTGGGCAGCCAATCACGGATTCTCTGCTTGAAGTCAAAAACTTCTGGCGCACGCGGGCATGGACATCGACGCATATTGTTGACTACGTCGATGTGCCCGAGGACTGGGCCAAGGAGGACCCATACCGGCAAATCCCGATGGATGGCGATCCCGTGCCGCACAAGGCCGGCCGGTGCCCGGTCGTCTGGATGCAGAACACCCGCAACCCGGAGTGCCCAGAGGGCGAGGAAGACTACGTCGACACCTACGAGGTGAGCGACAAACTCGACACCCTGCGCGCGTTCACGTGTCGGTCGACGATCGCCAACACTGACCCGACACTCATCGTGAAGGACACGCCGGCCAGGCTGCGCCGCAATCCGGCCATGTCCAAAGGGCACGGACAACGGATCAGCGTCGACACGGCCGGCGATGTGAGGCTCCTGGAATCCACCGGCGACCCGGTGCGGATCGCCATGGAGTTGTGGAAGCTGTTGCGTCATGACATTTTGCAGACCAGCTGCACGGTGATCATGGACCCAGAGACCCTGGGCACCTACAAATCGGCCGAGAGCATCCGCCTCATGATGAAGCCGATGGAAGCCCGGGCGAGCCGGCTCCGTGTGCCGCTCACCGACGAGATCGAGCAGGTTTGTCAGATCTGGCTGGCCCTTGGGCGCGCATGGGGAGTGGCCTCAATGGAGGACCGGTCACTGCGAGAGGCGTCCGAGGATTCACCGATCATCTTGCCGCCACGAGTCATCCTCGACGATGAGCATGATGGCGATCCACAGTTGGAAGTGCATGCAGTGGGCAACGGACATTGGGTCGACATCGAGTGGGGTCCGTACCTGCGCCCGACGCCCACCGAGTTGCTCGCGGCCAGCCAGGCGCTGACGACTGCGAACGGCATGAAGCCAATCATGTCGCAGGAGACATCGACGGCGATCATGACTGGTTTCCTCGGCGCAGGTTCGCCAGAGGAAGAGCTGGAGCGGATCCATCACGAGGCTGAGGAAGCCATGGAGGAGATGGCCGAGATGATGAAGTCGGCCGATCCTGGGATGCAGGACGCGGACGCCAAGGCAGAGGTCAAGGCGACCAAGACAGCTGCGGCATCCAAGCCGGCCAAGACGGGTGGACGACCTGACGGGGCCGAGCAAGCGTAAATATGGCCGCCCGCGATCCGTCTGAAGAGCTCGCTCAGACCATCGCGGTGGCGATGTTTCTGGTCGAGGAAGGTCTGCAAAAGATCAGGGGCAAGATTACACGTCGAGCTCTTCGTCTGATCAACGAGAAGCTCGGGCAGATTGAGACACAGCTCATGACCATGAAGCCTGACTCATGGTCAGCGACGCGGGCCAAGGCCGTGCAGGCGGTGTTGCGACGTGGTCTCGCCGAGCTGACGGCGGATTCCGTGCGCCAGACAGCGCGCGAGATGGCGACCGTGAGCCTCGAAGCCCGCAACCAGATGACGCGGTATCTGACCACACTCGACAAGGCGTTCACCGGGGCAGTGCAGCCGATCAGCTTCGATTCACTGTCGTGGTGGGAACAAACAGCTGCGGGCATCAACCGAACGCGCGTGCGCTACTACACGAACTCATGGCAGCGATACGGCGCGAGCA